ACTCAGGGGATGGTTTATCCCCAACTAATTTAGGAGGATAATAAAGTGGGAACAAATCCAGCAGGTTACAAAACAATGTGGGCAGAAGGGAGAGCTTGGTATGTGCATAGGTGGGTGTGGACTCAGGCTAATGGTGATATACCAAAAGGAATGTTTATACACCACATTAATAGCAATAAGGCAGATAACAGAATAGAAAACCTCAAGCTAGTAACTCGCCATGAAAATATGCAAAGCAGTGACAGATGGGGTAAGGGGTATAAGATAGAAAAATCAAGAAATTTACAACGTAAATATAGGTCTTGCAGACAGGTGAACAATAAACAGAAGTTCTTTGGTTCTTTTGGCACACCATGTGGAGCTTATATGCAATCAAGAATGGCTTTTATAAAAAAACTAATTTAACATCGGAGGCACTACCTCTTTCTCCTGGGTAGTTTAAAAGCCTCCACCAATTACTGAGAACACATGAATAAAACAAAAGAAGAATTAATTAACATATTAGACACTAACATTGAGCAAAGCACAGCCTTTCTTAATGATAATGTTATGGATAATCGTAATAGAGCCGAGGCGTTTTATTATCGTAAACCATATAAAAACGAATTAGGTAAAACTAAAGGTAGAAGTTCAGTGATAGACTCAGCAGTGCAAGAGGCTGTAATGGGTTCATTAGGTGAGCTAGTAAGACCTTTCCTGTCATCACATATGTGTGAGTTTAGACCAACTGCAAATGGAAGTATGCAGCAAAGTAAGGTAATAACAGATGTTACAAGATATGTTCTCTTTAACGATAATAACGGAGCAGACATCTTAAGAGATTCATTCTTTAACGCTCTCCTAAAAGGGTTGGGTATAATTAAATGTTATTATGATACCAAAATTAACAAAACAAAAGAAACTTACTCTAATCTATCAGCAGAAGAATTAACCTTACTTGTTAACGATAAAGAAGTAGAAATAGTAGAACAACAAGAGAATATTGCAGAGCCTGTAGAAGTGGGAACAGACCCAATGACAGGCCAACCTTTATTACAATCACCACCACCAACATATGATGTGGTATTAGAAAAGTCTGAAGATTGCAGTAAGGTAAAAATACAGAATATAAATCCAGATCATTTTATCATTAATAAAGATGCTGAAAGTATTGCAGAGTCTTCGTTTGTAGCACAAAAGATATTACTAACTAGAGCTGACCTGGTTGACATGGGTTACGATAAGAAAGTTGTGGATGGCTTAGGAACAGACGATGAGATAATGGTAGATGATGTCAGCCACTTTAACGAAATTGACTCAGAAGTAGTAGACAAAACACAAGAAATTATTACTTGCTATGAATGTTACTTAGACATAGGTAACGAAAAAGGCGAGGCAATTAAGCACAGAATATTCTACGCATCTAAAACAATACTAGAAGATGAAGAAATAGACTACATACCTTTCTACAGCCTATGTCCATTTCCAATGCCTAACGAGTTCTATGGACAAAGTATGGCAGACCATACAATGGACTTACAAGTAGTTAAAACAAGTATTACCCGACAAATGCTTGATAATCTTTACCTAACGAACAATAGTAGAGTAGGTGCAGTAGAGGGACAAGTTAACCTGGATGACTTACTCAACTCAACAGCAGGTGGTATCATTAGAATGAAGAACCCTAATGCTATCGTGCCTATGCAAGTGCAATCATCAGCAAGTCAATCATTTCCAATGCTTGAATATTTAGACCAATTACAATCTAAACGAACAGGTGTTAATGATATTAATCAAGGTTTAGATGCTAACGTCCTACAGAATGTGTCAGCTACAGCAGTAGCTACTATGACAGCACAATCACAAGGTAAGTTAGAGTTAATAGCAAGAACATTTGCAGATACAGGCATAAAAGAATTACTGCAAGGTATTTTTCACTTACTATGTAAATACCAAAACGAACCAAGAGTGATAAACATTGCTGGTTATCCATTAGAAGTCAACCCAAGAGAATGGGATAATAAATACAAAGTAGAAGTCAACGTAGGTTTAGGAAAAGGAACTAAAAACGAAAAAATTGGTATGCTACAAATGGTATTAGCTAAACAAGAGCAGATACTACAACAATACGGCATTAACAATCCATTAGTTACCCTAAAACAATACAGAGAAACTTTAGCTCAATTTATTAACGCATCAGGGTTTACAGATGATGCTCAATTTGTAAGGAAAATTACCGATGAAGAAATGGCTAAACTCATGCAAATGGATGCACAGGCAGATAAGACACCTCCACAGGTTAAGGCAGCAGAAGCAATCGCTCAAGCTGAACGAGAAAAAGCACAAATGAAGATGCAAGTTGAGATGCAGTCTCAACAATTAAAACTACAAGAGCTACAGCTTGAAACAGAGAAAGAAAAACAAGAGCTTGAGTTAAAAGCAAGGCAACAACAACTCGATGCAGAAAAACAAATGCTAGAGATAGAAACAGAAAGGGCAAAGTTGGAGGCCGATATTCAATTGCGAGAAAGAGACTTACAAATCAAAGAGCAGAAAAATGTTAATACTGCCTCTAACGATGATATGAAGAATATGATTAGCGCAGTAGATAAACTAGCACAAGCATCACAAGGTAACGTATGAGGAGATTAAATGGAAGTTCAGGAAGTTAGCACAGGCTATGAGCCAAGACCACCACAAAAGGAAATACACAGGGCAGTAAAGAATAACAGGTGGACTGTTGCAGTATGTCATAGGAGGATGGGCAAAACAGTTGCAGCAATTAATCAGCTAATACATAGTGCATTACAAAACCAAAAGAACGCACCACAATACGCTTATATTGCACCAACATACAGCCAAGCAAAAAGAATTGCATGGGATTATTTAAAAGAATACACAAGACCACTAGGAGGAGTGCCAAATGTCGCAGAACTTAGAGTCGACTTTATGGGAAGACGTATCTCACTGTATGATGCTGATAATCCTGATGCCCTTCGTGGTATTTATCTTGATGGCTGTGTTATTGATGAGTATGGTGATGTTAACCCTGGTTTGTTTACAGAGGTTATTAGACCAGCTCTTTCAGATAGAGTGGGTTGGGCGATGTTCATTGGTACACCAAAAGGTAGTAACCATTTTAAAACACTTCGTGATTTTGCCGATACAGAAAGTAACGAGGGTTGGGTGCTTAAAGAATTTAAAGCATCGCAAACAGGACTAATTGCAGAAGAAGAGTTAATAGATGCAAAAAAGTCAATGGGAGAGAACAAATACGAACAAGAATTTGAGATATCTTTTGAAGCACCAATTGTAGGTGCATTTTATGGTGAGTTATTAAAAGATTTATCTGATAGACATAGAATAAGAGAGATACAATCTGAGGCAGCAACGCAAAAGATAACTGCATGGGATTTAGGTATGTCAGACTCTACTGCTATTTGGGTTGCAGAGACTATCAGTGGCGAAGTAAGGCTCATGGACTTTTATGAGGCATCAGGAGAGTCTTTAGACCATTACATTGGCTGGTTAGACGAGAAAGGCTATAGAGATTATACTCACATTATGCCACACGATGTTAATGTAAGAGAATTGCAGACAGGTAAATCAAGATATCAGTTCTTAACAGAAGCTGGGTTAGATATTGAAATTGCACCAAAGTCAAGTGTTGAAGATGGTATACAGGCAGTAAGAAGAATGTTGCCTAATTGTTGGTTTAACAAAGACACAACAAGATCGGGCGTAGAATGTTTGCAAAACTATCGTAGAGTCTTTAACGAAAAAATTAATGCGTTTCAAAATAGGCCACTGCATGATTGGTCATCACATGGAGCGGATGCATTTAGATATTTAGCATTAGGAATGGACTCTACAGGTAACGGAAAAAGAACAGATTGGTCAAAGCCATTTGAAACAACAATAGATGGCGATTCATATAAAGATTATTATGTATAAGAGGGTATTATGACAGAAGAAGTAAAAAAGAAAGTAGGCGCACCTAAAGGAAACAAAAACTCAACTAAAGACAAAAGAGTTTGGGGTAAAATAGTGCGTAAATTAGCAGTTCAGGAAGATTACAAAAAGTTACATTCTGTAGCTAATGCACTTTACGCCAAGGCTGAAGATGGAGACATTGCTGCTATTAAAGAGCTAGGCGATAGGTTAGATGGAAAGGCAATGCAAGAGATTGGTGGCGGTGATG